CGTTAATGCAGTCGCGCTATGTAAAACGGTTTCATCCAATACAGATGCCGACATGCAAAGCTCGTCTGTGCTGTCGCTGATCACGTAGAGATAAAGGTGATCCGCACCGACGGCACCTATCGAGTCCTGGGCTTCGAGCGTTATCTGATTCGCAGCAATGAAGGATACTGCGTCAAAGCCTCCTGTCGTAACCGTTGGATCGCGAAAGCTAACAATTACCGCCCCCGCGCCAGTGGTGGGCGCAGAGGAGCCGTCAGCCTGTTTCAAATCACAAACGAGGTCATTCGATGAAAGCACACAAACGACTCCGAGATTAGTTAGGTCATTCGGAGAAGCCACGCCCGCACCGACTCGGATCTCGTCCCATTGCGTACCGGTGTAAATTTGCAGACCACTTGTTACCGAATTAAAATGAACGTCGCCAGATAGCGAAACGCTACCAGAGGGCGCCGTTTGCAAATCGAGGTTTATCACGCTGAACCGGTCTCTATTAAAATCTAACCCGAACGAGACAGAGGTTGACAGCAGAACAACTAAGATTGACAGAGCAAGAGCGATTATTTTTTTCATGGTAGAGTCACCGTCCATACATAGAGGTCTAAACGTCCAGCAGTTAGCAATGAAACATTTACGTCTGAAACTAAATTAACCCGAAGACTTGTCACGGCCGCAGTGCTTTCAGGCCATCGGCTAGCCTGCGCGTCTCTACTGCGAACCGTATCACCGACGGGCTGAAAGATATCAAAAGCTGGTAGGAATTTATCTAGCGTCCCTGCAATACCAGCGCTAAGAGTTGCCGTCGCAGAACCACCTCCGGTCCAAGCCGTCGATGCCTTAATCCTTGTTTCGACGGGGAACTCATTTATAGCAAGCTCAAACGCCTCAATATCCTGGTCTGGATCAACCTCCCTAAAATCAGTGAACAAGAGAGTGACCTTCGTACACGTCGGAATCGCCAATAGTTTCAGCCTAAGCAAGTTAGGATGTGCGGCGTCGATGTTGTTCGGCCCGCCGTTAACCCTTAGCGGTATTCCCTGCGCCCCTCTAACTACTATCATCGCTCACACCTCACAGCTCAAAAGCCATAATTTCAAGTTCATTTAGATTATTTATGCGATCAGATCCAGAGAAGGTTTTCCCCTCAATCTCATAAAGATATGTCCCAGCAGACGGGTGATCCACAAAGGTCAACGATCCAGGGGGGTAGAAAAATTCCCTCGTGTTAAAAACTGCGTCGTCGTCAAGGTGCTCCGTGAACATCTCGCCGCTAATGTCGGAGCCGTCCCGAGAAAACCTATAAAACCCCTGCACCTGAATGCCCGGCGTTGCCCCCTTTGAGTCGATCTCAATATAAGGAGTAGTCCCACCAGTAACGTTAGCCTTTGCGACCATTTTCAAAAGCACCGGACGCCCTGTCGTTGTGATCGTAACGGACCCAAGGCTAACAAATTGAGTTGAGTCTGAAGTCGACCCTATCGCGTCCCCTCTCTGGTCGTTCCTGTCAAAAGATGCTGCTCGAACCGTGGCAAGCTGAAATGTATCGCCCTGAATTCCTCCGCTAGTTATATCCAGGCTTGAACCAGAGGCCGGATTAATAGACAGAGTTGAGCCCGATGTAGTGAGCGAGGACGGAGTCGAACCGAAATAAGCATTTGAGCAGTAGCGCCCAGTCGAGCAAATTATCCCAGCCGATGCCGTTGGCACTCCGCTGCTGTTTTTCGGAACGAAGTCTAGACTCATTACTGACCTAAATAGATCGAACTTATTCGGACGTATTAGCTTGCTAGTTTTCTGCAGAGTCTCAGTCCCAGAAAAAGACAATAACGGAAAAAGCAAAACAAAAAGTATTTTCATAATTCGTAGGCCACCAATTTAACACGCTCGACTTCGCAAGTCGTCGACGAGACTGATTGAACTTGTAATTTATAAGTATAAGTCGCCGCTGCCAGACCGCCTCCGCCGTCAGTGTCAACGAATGATAGAACACTCGGAGGCATTTTAAATTGCGGCTTTGACGTCGAGACATCAAGCTCGACACGTATGCGCATAGAGCCGCTAATGTCTGAGCCTCCACGAGTGAATCTCCATCGACATTCATTAGCTGAAACGTCGCTCGCAGTCTGAACGCCGACCCAGGTCGAGACCGCTGTCTCGCCTCCGATGATCTGAAGAAAAACAGGATTTCCGTTTGTCGTGATTGAGACCGACAGATTTGTAACGTCCACAAAAGAGGTGTTAGTCGACGTGAAAGCGCCCGACGACGAGCTCAATTGCTGCCCTAGATCTACGAGACGGTTCCTAGGGATCGTCTGAATCGCGATGTCCTCGCCGTCAACCCCTGTCGGCGTGACGCTAAGGGCCTCGACACCGTTAACCTTTATCGAAACATTTCCGGAGCCATCCTCTGTAAAACTAAAAGTCGTTGTAGTCGTCCCCAAAAACAAAGACTTCCAGGGAAAGGTACTTGTACCGAGGTCGCCGCCCTCTGCAACTGCTACGCCTGCGCTATTCCTTGAGACAAGGTCGCCAGTCAGAGCGGTAAAATACTGATTCGCATGGGTAGTTAAAACAGTGCCTCCGACGACGTTGGTCAGCGTATTGGTGCCAGCGAAAGCAAAGATCGGAAAGAAAAATAGAATCAGAGCCCTAATCAAGAGACCTCCCTAATTTCAAAAATACAAACCTCTTTATTGAAATCTTTTACAATGGACAAAACTTTAAAATCGAGCGCGTCGCTGATAACTATATCCTGAATCTCATGGGCATAAAAATCAACGTCATACTGTGCGGAACCATATTCGGGAAGGTCCGAACCTTCTAGAGCAATCACGCGGAGAGGATAGTCGACTTTAACCAAATCTAGGACAGTTATGCCGAGCCTGTCGTGATCCATCGGAACGAGTATTTTCATCTCCTGTTTAGGGTCTCCGAACTCCGCGACGATCGCGTCAGCCGCAGCCTGTCGATTGGCCTCAGTGCTAACGGGCAGAAACTCAATTACAGTTTTCCTAACCCTATATTTTGTGATCGAGTCCTCGTTGCGAGCAGCGACGCCCGTGTCCTTTACCTCTACCAAATTTTTGACCCTACCGACTCCGCTGGTCTGGTCGAAGATGTCCGAAATATTCTCTTTTCCGTTTAGGCTGCCCGCTCCCCTAAAAGTAAAGGCAAGCGTTGTGCCGACAGTCCTCGGAGAGACGATTACGGTAGATCCATCTATCCTGAGAACCGAGTTAGCGTATTTTAAGAGCTTTTTAAATGCTTCCGTAACTGTTTTGTTCTCAAGATCACCGAGCGTCTTGTCGTCCATAGCGTGGTCGATATCAAGAGTAATGTTTGCGGCATCAACTGTTAGGTGTCGAAGTATAGAAGCCTGATTCAAGCATTTAAAAACAACCACAGAGAGAAGGTCATTGACTGCAATAGCTGCGAAAGGGACCGTCTCTTGATCGAACAGCACAGACTTGCCAAGGCAATCAAAGCGGACAGTTTCATCGTTTGCGCGCCCGCGAAGCGAATCGTCATTTAGAAAGAAGTCGCCGACAAGTTGCCTCTCAGAATAACCGAACTCTCCGTAAGGGTGAAAACCAAGAGAGAACAAAACCGGGTTTGCGTCCCATTCTAGACGTACTATAGAGTTGCTTCGAGTGCTCTTAAAAATTGTATTTATCCCATCAACGTCCGAGTATTTTCCGTTTCTATTGACGAGCTTCAGTGAAAAATTAGCATGGCGAAAAATACCAATGTCGAACTCATTGTTATCGAGATACTGCTTAAGCTTGCCGACACCATTGAGGACAACATCTCGCGAGACGTCGATAAAATCCGCCTCATACGTGTCGCCTTCGTCATCGGCAAAAGGTTTAATGCTTACTATCAGTCGCCCCACTAAGAAGCCTCCACCAGATTAATAGTGTTTTTCTGCCCGTGCGCGAAACGGCCGTCCATAAACGCCGTGTTGTAGTCGTCAGCCGGAGTCATCAAGAAAATGTCCTTATCCCTAAACGCATCCACAGTTAACCCAACGCCAGAATCGTCGGCACCAACGAGAGAGATAAGCCGCCCCTCAAAAGAGGTGTAAAGGTCTTTGATCAAATCAATGTCGGCCTGCAATTTATTTGCAGGGAAGACAGCTCGAACCATAAGAGAGTTTGCCTTGCGCGAAATGTGTCGCTTACCGGAGATTAATCGAGTCGTCTTCTTATCCGTGTCGAAAATAACTCGAGATAGATCAGGCTCAGCCACAAAAGTCCCGACGTCTTTGGTTATGATAATCTGAGCTATTCTTTTATCGGCGTTAGCGACTATGGTGCCCTGCACGATAAGACGAAATAGGGTAGGCGTAACGGCGTTGAAAGAATGAAAATTTGTAGTTGCAGCGTTACCAACCTCAGAAATTGCCGTGGAGAAATCAACAAACGCGGCGCCGTCCCAGTATTGAAACGTATACGAATCGAAATTATGATCTACCAAAATAATCCGATTAACCGAGAAAGGGTCAATTAAATCTATGTCGTACTGAGTGTTAGCCGTATCATCCGAACCCGTTGTCGAGTGTCCTGTCGTATTGCTGCGGTCCCTCACGAGGTCGACAATGGCCTGTCCGGTATCGTCAGCCACGCCGTCGGTGATTGTAATAGAGGCGGCCTCGTTGTCCTGATCCAATTTGTTTTTCTCATAAGTTTTGATCTTTCCCATTTATCCCTCTACCGAAAAACCAAGATTATCTTGTTTTACGAAATCGACTCGAATTATCTCAGCAAACTCCTCTGGAAGTATTCTCACGATCATTTCGCGAGGACTGTCGTCCGCCTGAACTGCGGAGCCACTCTTGCGACGGCTCTCGATGTCTTCTCTGAGCATTTTAGAGAGCGACGTGTCGAGAACTTCCTCGGTCGGCCTGAGCTTCGCGAATACGCTGTCCTGGAACGTGTCGACGCCCGGCACTCTTCCGCCAGTGGCGAAACCTTGTATCGTGGTTCCAATAATTGCGGCCGTATTTAAAGCACCAGCGATCTTAACCCGAGTGGACAGCGCGCCGGTCAAATCTACAGCCAGAGCCTTTGCAGCCGCCAAATTAGTCGAGACAATCGACTGACCAATGGCTGCGGCTTTAGTAACAGCAAAGGCTAGCTTAGATTCAGATCCGAGAGCCACAGTTAAAAGCCTACCAGTTGCCGTTGCTATTGCGACGTTCGCTTGCTGGAAAGCAATGGCCACTTTCTCTTTTTCTTTATTTGCTTTTTTCTGGAGATCTTCATCAATTTTATTTCTCTTTTTCTGCAGAGAGGTCAGTGCCTCGGCGTGGACTTTAGCGCTGATCAACTCCTCAGATCTTGCTAGCTCGACCTTGGCTTTTTCGTCCTCAAGTCTTTGATCTAAAATCTCTGCTCTCAACTCGACGTCTTCAGAGAGCAGAAGAATCGCCTCTTCCGCTAAAAGCTGACCCTCCTCGGCCTGCTCTCGCATTTTCGCTGTAGCTTCAGCCTGAACCTCTGCGAGTATTTTTTGAGCCTCTGTTAACTGGACAGTTCCCTTGGTTGCCTCGTCCAGACCTTCTTTTGATTTTTCCCCGAGCTCTTCGAACTTCTTAGCGATCGCCGAAAGGATGCCGTCCCCAGACTCGCCGAACGCACTTAGATTTTTAGCAGCAGCTTCGGCGGTCGCCCTCACTCCAGCCGCCGCAGAATCTAGCCCAAACGCTAATGCGGTCAACGGAAACAGTATAGATTTCAAGACAACGTCCCCAAGCTGCACGACGCCCCATAAAACCTGAAACGACCGAACAGTTACGTCCAGAACACCGGCCAGCACGCCAAGACCAGAAACCAGCGCAGGAATAGACTCTTTAAGGTCCTTAAATAATTCTGCAAGATCAGCGTCGAGAAGCCTGTTCGCCTCTAACGTTATGTTGCTCAGGCTTTGGGTCAGCGTCCTAAGTTGAAACGCCGAGCTCTTCTCTAGAATCTTGAATGCCTCGGCACTATCACCCACTGCTTTTTTTGTCATTCCCTGGATCCGAACAAAATCCTCAAAGTCTCCATTAATGATATTCAAGACTGCAGGCAAAGACTCAACGTTCGGGAACAGTCGACCAATAGCATCGACTGAGCCGTCGGTTTTTATCCTGACTTCCTCCATAAATTTAGCGAATGTGCCAGCGTGCTTTATCCCTGTAATCGACAACTGAAGGCCAAGCTTTTCGGCCGCCTCAGTGGCGTCTCGACTCGGTTTAATTATTGCCGCGATCGCAGATCGTAAACCCGTAGCGGCTCTCTCTGTTGAGAGACCAGACTTTGTTAAAAATGCGATAGTGCCGGCAAGTTCAGCGAAGGTAATATTTGACGACTTTGCAACGGCCGTGATTTTTCCAAGGTTATTCGAGAGCTCACCGAAGGTCGTTTTTCCCTCTCGAACACTGGCAAAGAGAATGTCCGAAGCCTGCGTAGCAGTAAGACCCTCGTTGCCGTAAACAGCTAAGGCGCTCGTTAACCCGTTAATGGCTGTCCTGATATCCGTAACGCCAGCGACGGCCGCTATATTGGCAACTTGCAAAAGATTAGTCGCCTGTACTACGTCGGTAATTCCAGCCGATACGATCTGATAGAAAGCCTTAGCTTGCTGAGTTGGTGTGCCTCCGAATTGACTTGAGAACTTCACCAGCTTGTCTGTGGCATCCTGTGTTAGCTTCCCAGTTTCAGGCAAAATAGAATTGATCTCTGCTGTAGCCTCACTAAACGTCAGCATCTCCCTTGCAGCGTCGCGAAGAGTATTCCTCAAAGTAGCCATAGCAGAAAGAACCAACTGCCCGCCGATAACACCTGCCATCGTAGAAATTGACGAAGAAACTTTCGTCGCGAAGCTAGTCGAAACCTTGGCTGTTTTGCGAAGATCTTTATTTATTTTTTCTAGGTTAACGTTGGTCTGTAGAGTTGCAGAGACGAGCTCTTTCCGATAGCGATCTGTATCGGCTACGAGCTTCACTACCAACTCTTCAAGTTCTACAGCCATTCAGATCACTCCTGCGCCTTCGATCCCTCTAGGCGCTTTTTCCGTTTTCTCTCTCTGATCTTCTGCCTGATCATCTCTTGAAAATGATCAATGTCCTGATTGGTCGGAGGCTCAGACGAAATGCCGTGTTTAATCTGCCATCCCGAATGCATGTCTTTAAAATCAAAGGTCGACATGCTCCAAAAATCGTCAGGCCTTAACCCAAGCTCGACGAATGCGAACTCTTTCACTTTACGCCATGGGAATCCGTCTTCTCTTTTTGACTTATCCCTTTTGATTCCGCAGTAGCGGCTCGGCTCTCCGAAGAGTCGCCAGATGACGGGTTTTTTTCGACCTCCTCCTCTTCACTCGAACCTTTAACCAGAGCGGTGATAAATATCATGCATTGTGCGTGAAGATTGAAAACGCCGTGGTCGAACACTTCCCTATGACAATTCTCAAAAGACCAGGGCATATCCTTAACCGATTTAGGGTTAATTGCTCCGCACACACCCCCGTAAACTACGGCCGCAATGTCCTGGCTAGAAACGTCACCGACGATGAAAGCATTGGCCAACTTAATGATACCCTTCTCGGAACGCGCTTCGATTTCAGCCATAGCCATATGACAGCAACGGAGAGTATGCGCCTCTCCGCTTAATTTAATTTCTATATCACCTGTTATCTTGCTCATTGTGTCCTCTCTGATCTGAATTCTGGTTAAGTTAAGCGGATTTTACTTACGGCTTTGTCGGTCTTAAAGCAGCGATATCAACGTCTCCCGACCCCACCCCGGAAAAAGTCATGAATACCGACCCTCCAAGATTCCAAAACTCAGTATTCAAAGGACCGACAAAACAATCTTCGCCAGCAGCAAGGTTGCATGTTATCGATGCCTTTGTGAGAGGACCGAGGCCTGGCACATTTTTGCTCGTCTTCTGTGCCGTGACCGTGACCACTGCAGCGCTCGCACCAGGATTTTTGAAGTGGAGAATCAAATCACCGCCCGGATTTATTACCTTATTCCCGTTTTCCGTATCCGCGTTTGCGTACGTCGCCTCTAACGCGGTCTCGCTGATCGACTGAATGGTTAGCGCGGTCTGCGCCATTACAGGGCCGCAGCAAAAGAGTGCGACAGATAGAACCAAAAATAACATAGCTTTCATAAAATACCTCTCAGTTAGAATTAAAATTTAAACCAAATAAATAACAAAACAAATTAAAGGACCCACGCGCTACGCGAGAGGGTCTATGTCGGCCTCCTTAGTAATCGCCCCAGACGATTCAAGAGTAACGTTGCCAGAGTGCTCGGTGTTGTGTCCACCTGTCTCCGCGTACTGAGTGACCTTGAACGCCGAAGTGATCGAGTCGCCATTCCCGTCGACAAAGCGATAGTTATTCAACGTCTGTGCATCGAAGTCCGTCTCAATGCCAGTCAAAACCGCACTGTCCTTTTTAACGAAATCAAATGAACCAGAGAAAGATTTCACACCGGCACCGGCCAAAAGCTCTCTAAACTGATTCGACCCGTGACTCGTGGCGTCGATCATCTCGGCGTTTCTGGTTAAGGTTTTAGTTCTTAGCCCCGCGATGGTTGTGAAAACCTCAGGCGCAGCCCCGTTTCCTCGTTGTAGGACAAAATCCAGTCCTCTAAATTCTCCGCTCACTCGTTACCTCCAAAGATAAAGTCGAATCGTTGTATTCCCTGGTGAGTCCGGCCGTCGTCCTCGCGGAGAACGGTTTGCAAACCGCACCTTAAATTTATCTGAGTTCTACCCGCAATGCCCAGGGCTTTATTGTGAATTAGCCCCCATATCAATTTTTGAATATCCTTGGCTTTCGTTTTACCTCTGGCTTCTGCCCAAACGCTAACCGTAAAAGATCCCTCGAAACCGTCAGTGTCATGAGTCGACCAATCGCCCATCGTAGAGTCGCCGACAGTTACATAGGGAAGCGCCTGCCCGTCTTTAACGAAATCAAGAATACGCCCAGCTCCACCCAGCAAGGTCCTTAAGGGAACGTCAGCGTCGAGAATGTCAAAAACTGCTTGCTGCAAATCCGGTTCAATGTGAGTAGCTTCACCCATTTTTTACCCTCGCTTTTGGAAATTTAAACCTGAAAAACTTAGCGCCTCTGGTCTTAATAAACTTGTCGAGAGCTGGCTTAAGCCAAGGCCTCGCCTTGCGCTTATTCTTTCTAGAGGGGAACTCAAGAGCAGCCAAATACTTTAAGTTGGTGCCAACAGATCCGACCTGTTTAACGAAGTCGATAAAGTGAAATATACTCTGGACCGCAGTCCCTCGGTCAGTGTTCGGAGGCTTCCCAGGAAGAGAAACCAGCACCGTGCGCTTCGGACGATACCTTGTTGTAGGCGTTCCCGATCCAGTATTCCTAAGGTTTCTTTTCGCGTTCATTTCCACCTCAAGAGTTGCAGCGGAAATGCGCTTCATAAGTTGAGCGACGCCAATCTTCTCGACAGCTTTGAGTTGCTTCGCTAATTTCTTCGCACCTAGTATTTTTCCGGAGATGATCACGAGGCCACCCCTTTCATACAGTTAAGAACTAGCCAGACATTGTTTTCCTCCAAATTATCGATGCCCTGGATCTGATAAATGAGCCCTGCGTGAGTGATTCGCATGGCAACGGTTACGCCAGACGTGTAATACATGGTGATTTTTGTATCGACGTTTTCTTCGTTTTTACCGGCAAACCGACGCTGCCCAGCCGTTAGCGTTTCAATTTTCGCCCAACGCTTTTTAAATGTCGTCCAGTCCCCATCAACGAACCCACCGCGACCGTCAGAAACGCAAGGCTCTTCCTCGATCAAAACCCGGTGCTTAAACTGCGAAGGATTGATCTTACTCGGTTTATTCGGGGCCGTAGACCTTGCCATTATAGCGCCTGCACTTGGTTAGGGAGCAATAAGTCCTCGGCAATGCCTGAGAGCTGCGAGTTGCCAACGTGACGATTCAAAAACATATAGTGAACTTGCGCCTTGATCGCGTCCTGTATGTCGTCAGGGATCGCCGCAGCGTTGCCATAACCGACAATACATCTAATTTGAAAAGCATTATATCTCCTGAGACCTGTCGGCCACGAGAATCCATCATTGAGCACTATGCGCGCAGGAGTCGAGACCTCATCGACGAAATAGCTCTCAGCCGCGAAAGTCGACTCAACATTTGCAGTGTCGAAAGTTTTTATAAAAGTGACCGACTGCAGCGGCACACGAGTAATTTCAATGTAATTTCGAGCTAGCCCGAATGCAAAGTCCTCAGTACCCTCCCTTGTGCCGTTCCACCATGCCGAAGACCCGCCAGACCTATTAACGAGAGAGTCCAAAAACAAATCATGAGTCTGCGTTAAAAACCTTCGGCGCGTGAAATTCTCAGCCAACCTGCCAGCAGTGGCGATAAACGACTCTATCAGAACGTTCTCGTCGTTCTCGTCGACTTTCATATAATCTTTGGTATCTTGTAGACCGACAACGGTCTTATAGATCGGGGCGACCACTTCTTTCCACATAGTTATTTACCCCCGTTTTTCTTCGAGTCTTCAGACTTTTTTTTGTTTTTCTCTTGCTCTTTTCTGTCTTCCTCTTGCCAATGGCCGGGCTTCTTATATCCCGGCCTCAACTCTTTGTTTTCTAAACGATTCACGACTTAGTCGTCTTTTTTATCGGGGAATTCAATGCCTAGGATTTCGTCGATAAGCTCGGACTTTTTAAAACCCTTTAGGCTGTCCTCGTCCATTTCGTGCTTTTTGACTAAAACCTCCTTGAGCTTTTTGATAGCGAACACCTTATTATTAAGCTCGATTTCTCTAAGCTCTTTAGGCGACTTCTTATCCTCAAGGCCGTCCGCGTCCTGACCTTTGCACAACACAACGGACTCAGCGAGAATCAATTGCTTTGCCAAACTAGACTCAACTTCGACCTTCTCCTGCCCCTCTTTGAAGTGCAGGCACGGCCCAACCTTACCGCCTGGCTCGACCTCATGGCCCGAACAAGTTTCCATGACGTCAATTAAAACTTTTTTCATAACTGGTTTTTCCATATATCCCTCTGCAAATAGTTAGTGGTTATAAATTAAAGACTGCCTGCTAAAAGCTTGTAGTAGATCCGCATTTTTAGCGGGCTATTTCCTGCTGCGATCTCTCCGTTATCGAGATGGAGAACAACGTCAGCAGAGCCCACTAGAGCAATGTCTCCAGACGATGAGGGCCAAGAATACCTAGTTTGGTCCGTCGTCTGATCAAGAAATCCAGTCGTTTCGATCTCCATAAATTCCACCCCGGCCGAACTGGTATAGCGAAGCAACAAATTCTCATTCGCAGCAATTCCAGAGTAAGCAATAGAATTATAGTCTAGAAAAGATTGCACACCCAAAGGCACAATAAATTTACCGGCCACACTTGCGACAACCTGAACGGCAACGTTGTTGAGCGCTAAGAGCTGCGCCGTCGTTATCGTGACGTCCACCGAACAAAGCTCAGACTCATCATCGATTTTGTAACAATCAACAACGTTCATAATTCCGCCAGACGTTACGTCAATCTCACCGCCCGACTGAACCACAACACGGTCCCCGCCGCGCTCGTGATAGACTTTCGCTTGATAGGTTGCGTCCTGAGAACTCGCGCTAGTTCCCACGAGAACGGCACCTAAGAAAACGGCAAGGCAGACAAAAAGAACAATCATTTCCCCGCCAAAAACATTCAATTTTTTAATCATTTTATCCAGCCTTTTTGAAGGTTTAAATTAAAGTTTAATATGCTTATGCGTACTCAAGAGACAGGGCGCTGGCCGATGCTCGAAGCCTAAGCGCCCTTAAAATTAGTTTTGAGTAGTAGGCGCAATCCAAGGGTTACTCTGGATGCAAGACGCCGACAAAAACAAGTCCGCAGCATTACCCGCAGGAGTTAGAGTAAGTCGAGAATATCGCTTCCCGCCGATGTACCCGAGAGTTCTGATTGTGTTGTCCGCAGTTTCGTCAACGGTTTCTGCTGCCTCAGTGCTGTTCATATCGTTATCTGCGACGGCCGTAAAGGTGACGTCGTCGTCTGACTCTTCCAGCAACGGAGTCACTGACAGGCCCGCATCGTTAATCGCGCCGTAATGCATAGAATACACCTTAGAATCGAACCCCTGATGATCGATAGACGTACCCACCTGCACAGTGTTGTCCGTGATCGCAGCGGCGGGGTTGATAACCGGCTCGACCTTTATGTTGGCTCTTAATTCTCTCATATTTCCTCCGAAGTTTTAGTTTTTTCTTAAAGCAAACTCATGTCTCTTTTTGTTTTGTTGTAACCGCAGGGCCGTAAAACCCTGCGGTGAATTTTATCATCAAGGCATTAAGCCGATAAAATTAAGCTGAAATCTTTAGAATCTTCAAAGCCTCGTGGATTTGAAGATTCCCACCAGTTCTCTCTGTGAAAGTAAACCGCACAAACGGCTCTTCCGAATAAGGGTTTCTGAGAACTCGCATTCCGATTCTCTTTACGATCTTGTACCTTCCCAAGTCTCCGAAGACCAAAGACAAAGCGTTCGCAGCAATCGCCGAAACATCTTCGCACTTTACGAATTCATGCCCGAGAAGAGTCGAAGGCTGTGCAAGGGTAAGACCTGGCTGCCAAAGATAGTTGCCCATACCATCCTTGAACTTTCGAGCAACTGCCTCAGTCGCACGACGACCGAACCATCGAGACGCCTGCAAATAAGCCGGTTTAATGGCGGCCTGCATATCGATGAATTTGTCCGGGTCATTCATGGCTGCGGCGGATCCGCTATCGATCTGTTCGACCTTGCCGATCTCATCGGTCGAGGTGTCGTCGAAAGTTAGGATCCCACGGAGAGAGGTTACACCGTTGCCGGTTGCCATCTCAGTCGCGTACAGATAACCGAATTCGTCCCCAGCCATTTCAGCCAAAAACCGCTCTACGTCGATAGCAGCATCGTCGAGAAACTTCTGCGTGACCTTCGGTCGAGAATAGGCTTCTTTCGCTTCGATTCTGCCAAGGCCAAACGTTGCAGCAGTGGTCTCAACGCGCGCGCCAGTCTCATAAGTTCTGGTCGCTGGCTGTCTTTTGTTGGTGGTCGGATACTCGATCGCGTCCGTCGAAATGTTGATAATATCAGCAAACTTCAACCAAGGAGAGGTCTCAACCTGCGTGTGAATGATCATCTCGCCGACCTCAGGACGAACCAAGTAACCACCGCCCGAATCAGTGCCGACGCTGTTAAACTTCAGATCGGTAAGGCTTTCGCGGTCCTTCTCGTTCATGCCTTCGAGACCTTTTCTCATGTATTTAGAGATAACATCGCCAGCGACTTTGCTCTTCTCCTCGTCGAACATTCCGTCCTCTGTGAAGAAAGCGCGCTTGAATTCTGGCATACCTTTATAATTTTTGTACTTGTGGGTCTTCTCTTCCACAGACGCCGAGTTAACGTCCTTACGAAGACCGGCGAGCTTGATCTCTTTCTTCAGAGCATCTACCTGGTCATTGATCGCCGTAATTCCCTCGTTATTTTTGTCGACTTTCGCCTGCAAAAGAGGATCAACGGTGCCCTTCTCCTTGAGCTCTTTAAGCTGAGAGTCGTAGCTCTCACAAAACGTTTTGTGATCTTTGCCCAATGTTTCGAGCTGATCGGCTAACTGCTTCAATTCCATAATCTTTTCTCCTAGTTAAAGAATTTAAGGGTTGATTGATTTTTTGAAAATGCTCCCAGTCTGATCAATCATGGTTTTTAGCTCCGCCATTGAGCGTTGCTCCCTCTCATCTTTCAGAAGAAAATCCATAACGTCCTTATGCTTGTGTCCCGCTCCTTCTAGGAACTGGTAAAACTTATCAACTAAATCGCCAAGCCCAAGACTACCGTCCTTAGAGCTAAGCTCTGCCTCCCACTCTTTCAGAGAAGTGGTGAAGGCTTTGTCGTTAGCCCCCCAAGTAACAAATGAGTGCTCCCACATTTCTATTTTTGTAATCTCGCGAATTCTCTCGTCTTTGACGTCTTTTATGGCCCATTCTTTGGCGATAAACCCTATAGAATGAGCATCTTTCGCGTCCATTTCCAGGGCCAACTTCGACAAATGAAACTGGTCGCTCGCCTGCTGAGTATCTAGAGCGAGGACTGAAACGGTCTTAAGGCCGCGTTTTTGGTCGTGTGCCTCCCCGTTAAACCCTATCTTTATATCTGGATCATGGTGCCGCAATACAGCCCAGTGAACGTCTTTCTTGATCGTCTCCTCGTAGGCGCCTTGCGTGATAATGTCATTGTAAACGTCTTTGTTGCCAGTTCCTCCAGAGAAACCTTCGATCAGAGCAACGTTACCGGTCGCGCCATATGTATTGCCGCCCGTTGCAACCTTTAAAACTCCACCTATTTCGAAAGCAAAATTCTTGAACTCAGGCATCTTGCCTTTGAGAGCAAGCCACTTTTGTTCTAAGGTCTTGAGATCCATAAGACGCCTTTCATTCGACAGGTACTACATAATACGTTGCGCATCTGCATCCTGCTATCTGACCGACCGGGGCGTCTTTATCTCCGGGACCGTCCATTCTATCATTGCCATTTTTACCTGGAACTCTGAATTTGTGATTCATTGGAATTTCAACGTCGTTCATTACGACGTGATTGGCACTTGCTTTACACTCACACGGTTTAAACGAATTGTCACTTTTGCCGTCACGGACTCGACCGTCGCCAGCATTCAACCAACCTTTCAACATGGTCGCGATCTGTAGCGACTCAGCCGAAGCTCTCGAGGCAGAATTCGAGGCTATGGTAGTTTCTGTGCGGGCAATGTTACGCGCGCGAGCCTCCGAAAAACCTTCGTAACTTTCCTCTATGGCATTCGCTAACTCGATCTCAGACAGCCCCTCAACAATACCGACGTGCAAAATTGCCTGCAATTCCTTGCGAGTCGTGTCGGTGATGTGCTGAACCTGCTCAGATGAAACGTCGAGAATAAACTGTAGGAGCTCGTTCTCAAAAAATGACCCAACCTCTACAGGGTCCTTTGACTCAATTACAGCCTGAGAGTTCTTAAACCCTCGCATTGTAAACGTGTTGAACTTTTTGAAAATACGTCGATAGTGCTTATTTAGGATATTGGTGAATGGCTCAAAATCTAACTCTAACCGCTCTTCAATGATTTGATCGACCGCCTGCTGATCAACCATATCGCCAGCCTTGGCAACTAGCTTTTTGCCCTGGGCAATGAACGCCTTGGTAAAATCCTTTTTCATTCTACGCTCAAGACCAAACCTTAACCGAAGAAAATCAGCGTGATAGGTTCTCTTCTCGGCCTTAGTTAGATTTGAGGCTTTCACGTTAAAAGGGATAAAAGAGCCGAACGCCTGCGCACGCATAGACTTTTTATCGTCGTCAGAGGGCAGAGTCTCGGGCTCTTCGTCATCTACAGAATCAGCAAAAAATAGATCGTAATCGTCAGCCGGGATGAGGTTCGGAGCAATCAGAGGAGAATCGTAGACCCGCCCCTCCTTCTCGTCGACGTCCATTCGAGTGCGCTTTTCATTCAAGCTATACGAGGAGAACTTGTCGACACGCTCATAGATTTTCATTTTCTTTTCTTGGATCTCAGGCACGTCATCGATATGCGGCCAAAGCCGGCGGTTTTTATTCTTCGGCGTGACCATCCACATAGAAAGAGAGCTCGCAAGAGACTGCATTATAGGAATGCATGTTTCCTCAACTAGAGCCAGTTTTGCTGATTCGACGTTGTTATATGTAGAGTCGCCGGTCACGCCCAAGAGCTGAGGGGGGAGCCCCATCGCAAGGGCGATGGCCTTGGCGTCATCATTAATATCTGAAATATGGAACTGCCCTTTAGAGCCCAGGCCAGTAAAAGGCTGCCATTTCACGCCGCCAGATAAAATCAAAGGCTGCCCAGCGTTCTGAGACGACTGATAATTCTCCTGCAACTCTTTTCTAAACTCAGTCATTTGCGTAGGAGTAAGGGGCTTTTCAGAAACAAGAGCACCGCTTGGCACCGCTCGATTCTTCATAAAGCAGACAACGAATTTTTTGCTCTCGTTGTGGCTCTCTATCGACAACTGCAGCGGCCGCATTGGACTCATTCCGCGATCTTGATTTATCGGGTTAAACTTCATTGTATGATTAATTACAGAGTGATACGAGATTTCATCAACCTCAAAAACCTTCCGATTACCCTTCCTAAAATAGACCTGATATTCGAGAGGAAGGCCT